CAAAGTGCATGTGCTGCGGTGCCACGCCGGCCACTGGCGCAGTGATGAATGTCGACCACATCAAGCCCCGCAAGAAGAGGCCTAGCCTTGAGCTTGACGTCAACAACTTGCAGATTCTTTGTCATGACTGCAACCACGGCAAAGGCAACTGGGATCAGACAGACTGGCGATAAAAAACCCGCCACTGAGGACGGGTCTGGTGGAGCGAATCAGGCTACTCCAGCCTTAACATGTTTACCGCTTGTCTAACGGAGTCCAGTACTTCTGCCAAGTTGCCTTTACTCAACAACAAAGGCTTGGAGAGCTCCATTGTGCAGCAGTACTCGTCCTCCATCTTGAGCGTGAACAGCAAGTTTTTATCTTCGTCCACGGCCTGCACTTCGGTTGCATATACGTCGATCATGTTCGTTGCTCCACTGGTTGCCACATCGTTGTGGGTAGGTATCTCTCGGTTGGGTGAGGTGCGTGCGCTGGCACTTCTACGCACATGTACACGGCCGCAAACTGACCACGCTTAGGCACGGCCCAGCGGTCGATGTACACGCCGTAAATGTTCTTGATCGTCTTGCCAATCGTCTTGTAATTGCAGTCAAAGCGCTCGGCTAATTGATGCAGAGTCATGCCATCTTCAGACTCAAGTAGGGCTTCGCGGATAGCCTGATGGCGGGAAAATTTCATATTGATGTGTTCTTTTTGGAATTTGCGTTCGGTTTCTTTTTTGGCGCTGCTGCTGGGTTTTTTCCAACATTCATCAAAATTGATACGGCGTCATCTTTGATTCGAGCTTTCAATTCACGGTTCTCTTGCATGACGTCTTGCAGCATCTTGATGTGCTCCTTGTGCCTTGCCTCCATGACGCTAACGACCTTGTCAAAGCGGTGCAAACTAGCCTCCATAGCATTGCGGATCATGGATGCTTCGTACCACACAAAGTCGGCGCTGATGCCCTCGGCCATGTGGCTCTCTTTGATGTGAAACTGGTGCAGTTCTTCGGGGTTCATTCTTGGTCTTTCAAAAGTTGTTGATATTGCTCTTGGGTGATAAAGGGTATGGCATCGGGTAAAAGCCGTGTTGTCAAATTCTGCGCTGCGGCCCTGCTCATCCCATCACGCTCAAGCTGACGGGCAAGGTTGTATTTCACAGTCATCTTACGTGTTACAGCCTCGCGCTCGATGCGGTTGAACTCGTCGTCTTCTTCGGGTGTCAGCGTTGTCATTGGTTTCCTTCGGTTGTGATTGATTCTGTCCGGCGGCGGGTGCATGCCTTGCCACAGTTTTCTGTGTAGTTCTTGATGGTTTCAACCTGAGCACCGCAGCGCGTGAAGTAGTGCGTAGTGCCATCCACAAAGCGGTAGACCTTGCAGCCATCGGCCTCGGACAACAACTGCGGCACACGCATGGCGGCCTTGGTTTCTGGGGATGGTGCGGCAACAAGGTTCAGGAACGAAAGAGCAGTGCCCACAATTCCCGCCGCAATGACAAAGCACACCAAGGTCATGCCTGTTGCTTTGGCAATGTCTTTGAGGTCTTCAATCATGGGTTGCGCTCCTTGTATGCCACGTTAAACATTTTCTGAACCTCAGGAAGCACCTCGCGCAGCAGCGCGGCCCGATCTACAGCAGGCGGAGGAGTGCGGTCTTGGTGCGGTACGGCAAAGTCAATGCCAACATGGACACCAAACTCTTTCATGATGCCTGCGTATAGTTGGCGAGGTGTGCACCACCATTCTTCGTTATACGTGTGGTCTTGCTTGTCAATAAACTCCAGCATCTTGGTCTTCAACTCTTCTTCAGTCATGCTTTCTCCTTGCGAATTTGTTCTTTAACCATCTTGACGATTGCCGCGTATTGCGCCGCGTTCATCTGCCATGTGGGCTTGCGGTTGCCCCACAAGTAACCAGCCAAGAAGATCGCTCGTTGCTTTTCTTTGCTGATGTCTGGGTAGGGCAGATCGCTCTCCTCATCTGGGTCTGGCTCCCACCATGTGTTAAACGCTTCTTCAAAGTTGTCGGTGGTCATGTGTTCTCCTCATGAGTAATACATTGATGCAGTACGACCAGCTTTGCCAGTTCGTACATCCATACAGCGTGTTGGTTATCTACATGCGACGAAAGTGTTTTCAGCTCATCGTCTTCATAAAACAGCACAATGCAAGACTGATCTGGCGCTATGCGTTCTATTGCATGGGTGAGCATGGCAGTAGCATCCCAATCTTTCAGGTGGTGTACTTTCATGTGTTGCGCTCCTTTAATTTGGCAAAAATGTAATCAATGATACGAACGCAAACCACTGCAAAAAGCCCAAGGCCAATACCAATCAACAAACATTCAAAATCAATCATTGCCACGGCATACCTCCATTTCGTTCAAAAGATCGCCGCACAATTCCCGCGCCGCATCGTTGCCACCTTTTACCGTGATGACCACCGTGTCACCATCAACCCGAACACCACGCATCAGGCCCACCCATGTGCGCTGTGGAATATCGTACTGGCGGCTGTAGTAGACCACCTTATCAGGGTCGGTAGGGTGTGGTTTAAGCGGCATTGTTCTTCTCCTTGCTTTTGGCAATATGCCCGTTTTTGAAGCCCTCGTAATGCGCCACCCACAACCACTGATACAGTTTTTGAATGTACGGAGGCGGAGGGTTAAGCGATTTCTCAACGGCTTCATTAAACTCATCTTTTCTCATGTTGGCGTAGTCAGCCGCCAGTTGGTGCAGTTCGTCGTCATACATTGTTCTTGCTCCTTAATTTGGCTTCGATGGCTGTGTATAACGTCAAGGGGAACATCATGGTTGTGCCACCCTTGTCCCAATGCTCGTTAACCTCTTCCTGTACAGAGGCGTATATTTCATCTGCCTCATCATCCGTCAGCCCTACCCATGTGCGCTGTGCTGCGGGGTGCTCATACAAAGCAATTGCCCCCTCATCTGTCTCGTCGCAATCTATCAAACCAAATGGCTCTGCTCTAAAATAACCAAATGCTTCCTGCACAGGTGCTGGCTGTGCTGCGGCGTTGGTTTCGTGACGCAAATATGTTGACATTGCAACGCCCCAATTGGTTGTCCCGCTCATATGCCCTCTTGAACTTGCATAAGCTGCCGCTTTGATTAGCAACCAAACATGATCCCAATCGGTTTTTGGCTTTTCTTTGTCCATCCAATCAGGCTCCTGCACAGGTGCTGGCTGTGCCAAGGCTTCTTTGATTGCAAAAAATGCTTGGGCCATTAAAGAGTGTGCTTTTGCATCTTCATCACTATCAGTTGCTTCCATGTATGCGCCTAACGCCTCCAGCGCCAGCTTCAAAGCAATATCTTTATCCATTGTTCTTCTCCTTGAGTTTGGCTTCAATGGCTCTGGTAATACTTTCACCAGTTCTCTTTTGATCAGCCCAAATTTCACTCATTTCTTCATCCGTCAGCCCTACAAACTCACGCTGTGCTGCGGGTGGGGTGTTAGTCAGGTTGTCTAACATCGTGGCGGCGGTTTGCAGCATTACAGCCCATCTGTGGTAATCCACATTTCCCAAGTTCGATGTCTCTATTCGCATTCGTTCTGCAAGGTCACGGGCTTGGTCTGTCATGCCTCCCTTCACAGGCTCCTGCACAGGTGCTGGCTGTGTGCGTTTGTCATTAAACAGTTTTTGTACTCCTTCGACAACGGCTTTGTAGTGGGCCTCGGTGTCCTGCACAGGTTCTGGCTGTGCCAAAGCATCTTCACGCACCAGCTTGGCAAAGGCTTCAAGTTGATGTAACTCAAACTCACAACCCCAACCCATTGAATCGTTATCACGCATTTCAATAGCGCCAGCCTCCCGCGCCATCTCCATGATTGTTCGTTTACGCCATCCAGTCATAGAACCTCCATGCAATCATTGACGCAAGCGTCAGGCACACCGCCACAAAGGCGGCTTCCAGTTTGGTTTGCTTGGTCATTTTTGCTCCTTTACCCATGTGCAATCAAAACAGACCTTCATCATCCAGCGCTCAAACCAATTTGGCTCTTGGCCTTTGCGGGGAATATAAATAATCCCGTTGTTGATTTCAGGTCTGTTGCCAAACATGTAGCACTTCCATTCGGACATCTCAGGCAAAGTAAATGTGTATTCGCCCTTGGCTGTATAAAAATCGTCAGTCATTGCTCCCTCGCTTTCAGCATTTCGTCTGCTTGTTGGTAGGCGGCAAGGGCGGTTTCGTTGAAGTCCATATCCATGCGCCAATCTGGGTCGGCCAAAAGCCCCTGCATCGCCTTAGCCGCAAAGTAATCGCGCAGGGTCATGCCCTTGACCCAATACCCGTTGTCATTCATGGCTGGGAATGCGTGCCCACCTGTTTCTTTGTTCATTTCTTACTCCTCGCCTCTCGGCATGCTTGTTTAACTTCTAACGCTACGTCTGGTGAAAACTCCACCATGGCGCAGTCCATCTTCTTGGCCTCCGTCATTGACGGATACATCCACGCACAAAACGTGATGAACAACACAAACGTCAGGACAATCAGAACGCTTGTGACTATTTCCAGTATCGTGTTCAGGTCATCGGGCATGTTTTTCCTTTGAAAATAAAAGTTCTCGCATTCATGGTGATATGTTTTCCTTTTGGTGTCCGCTACTTATTTGTGTAAGTAGCCGAGGTTTCAGTGTACACGTTTACTACCTGCCAGCAAGAGAGTGAATCTACCTGTTGACACGACTGTAGTTTACTGTAGAATGCTGTACGTCGTCAACATATTTTCGCAAAGGATCAAAATGAAACAGACACCACCCAAAGTGGACAACAACCCGTTCACAAGCTGGAAGGCGGGCGGCCCGAGTCTCTTGGCCAAAGACAGATCGTTCCAGTTGTCTCAAAAGGCATCGAAGAACCAGTTCAAGTTCACGCCAGCACCACTGAACATCGACTTCAAACGCAAGGATTGATATGGAAGAAGCACGACAAAAGTTCGAGGCGCTGCTCGAAGCGAAGGGCCGTGAAGTCCCAGCGTGGAGCGGCACACGATACACAAACGACAACATTCAAACTTACTGGCGCTGGTTTTACCTCGGCTGGACAATGACAAAAGGAAACACATGAAACCGATGAACCTCGCAGCCTTGGTGCTGGATGAAGCGATGCAGTCTCGCGTCGAGATCAATGAAGACGCAGTCACGGAGTACGCGCACGACATCGAGGCAGGCGATGTATTCCCGCCAGTGACCGTGTTCTTCAGTGGCGTGCATTACTTCTTGGCCGATGGCTACCACCGCTACCATGCACACAAGCGTGCAGGCAAGGTCAGCATTCAATGCAACATCATCAACGGCACAAGACGTGATGCGATCTTCTACTCGACCGCAGTCAATGCCAAGCACGGCATGCGCAGGTCATACGCTGATCGTCGCAAGGCAGTGATGACATTGCTCGATGACTTTGAGTGGAGTCAAAAGACCAACACAGAGATTGCCAAGCACTGCGGGGTGTCGGTGTCGTTCGTCTCCAACTTGCGTAACTCAAGCGGCAAGATGCCCGACAAGATTGAGTACACAACTTCAGGCGGCGAGAAGATGACCAAGACCAAGCCGGCCGGCCGTCCAGCCAAGCCCAAGGCAGAAGCACCGAAGGCACCTGAACCAGAGCCCGAGCCGGAGCCGCCTCAGTACGATGCACAGCAAGACTTGATCGAACGATTGACGCAAGAAAATGCAGAGTTAACGCAACAGCTTGCGATTGCTGTGATGGGCGGCACTGTGGAAGACGCTCAGTCGGCCAGCGAAATGATCTCTGATCTGCGTGAACAACTGCGTGTGGCCGAGATCGAAATCGTCTCTCTCAAAGGTAGTCGTGACCGCTACCAAGACGAGTGCGCCCAGCTCAAAAAGCAAGTGGCTGCACAGCAACGTCAACTCAAAAAGTACGAGCAATAATCTATCGCCCAAGCCAGCGGGCGTGTGTGCTGGCAGGAGAAAACTATGTCACTGAAACTTCGTGAGTATCAGGAGAAAACTCTTGATGCTCTGCGCAAAGGATTTGCCGATGGGCACACTGCGCAGATACTTTACAGCCCCACAGGAGGCGGCAAGACAGAGATGGCCATCGCTCTGCTTGAAGCCACAATGAAGAAGGGCAACAGGTCTGCAATGATTCTTGACCGGATCATTCTCACCGACCAGACCAGCCAGCGTCTGGAGAAATACAAGATCGAGCACGGTGTTCTGATGGCCGGCCACTGGCGGTATCGGCCGCATGAGCACATTCAAATCTGCTCTGCCCAGACCATTGAAAAGCGCGGCAGTTTTCCCGGCCTCTCGCTCATGATCGTGGACGAATGTCACGCCAAGCGGGCACAGACAATCGAGTTCATCAAGAACAATCCAGAGATCAAGGTGATCGGGCTGTCGGCCACGCCATTCACCAAAGGGCTGGGCGACACGTACAAGAACGTGGTCAGCACGGTCACGACAAAAGAGCTGGTCGAGCAAAAGGTACTGGCTCCGCTGCGTGTGTTCATCGCCAAAGAAATCAACATGGTCGGGGCCAAGAAGGTCGCGGGCGAATGGTCATCCAAAGAAACCGAGAAGCGCGGGATGCAGATCACTGGCGACATCGTGTCCGAGTGGATCAAAAAGACGCATGAGATTTTCGGCAAGCCCGTCAAGACCATCGTCTTCTGCTCAGGCGTGGCGCACGGTGCAGACCTCTCCAAGAAGTTCGCGGAGGAGGGCTACAACTTCGTGTCGATCAGCTACAAAGACGATGGCACATTCAAGCAGGATGTGATCGAAGACTTTGCGCGGCCGGACACGGAGATTCACGGCCTCATTGCCACGGACATCTTGACCAAAGGCTTTGACGTGCCTGACGTGAAGATCGGTGTATCAGCTCGGCCATTCAGCAAGTCGCTGTCATCGCACATCCAGCAGATGGGGCGTGTCATGCGCAGCCATCCCGACAAAGAGTATGGCGTCTGG